CCCGCCCACACAGCGCAGCCTATCAACAGCCACAACCAGCACCGCCACCATCCAGATCGACCTGGGCCAGCAAGCCATGGACCGAGCCATGGCAGAGGCGTCCATCCTGCAAGGCGACAACTGGCATCAGAACGTGATCCGCCTGGTTGCCTCATACGTCAGCAAAGGTCTCACCGACGCAGAGATCCACGCCCTCACCGATCGCTTTACCATGGACGGATACACCGCCGATGACACACGCAGAGAAGTGCAGCAAGCCATCGACGGCGCAAGAGCCAAAGGCTGGACACCGCAGCCAGAGATCACGCCACAGCAAGCCCTGCAAACGCAGTTGCCTGAGTTCGACGCAGCGCCAAAGCCAACCAAGCCACCAGCGCAGATCTTCTGGGCCGCCGAGGCACAGCCCGTCCTAACACAAAGCTACCTGGTCAAAGGCTGGCTCGGCGCTGGGCAGATGTCGGTGGTGTACGGTCCATCCAACGTCGGCAAATCCTTCATCGTGCTGGATCTGGCCTACCATGTGGCAGCCGGCATGGAATGGCAGGGCAGCAAGATCAACGGCGGCCCGGTCCTGTACTTGGCAACAGAAGGCGGCCACGCTTTCAAGAACAGGGTCTTCGCACTCACACAAAAGCACGGCAGCACAAACGTGCCGCTGGCCGTCAGAGCCAGCCCGGTGGATCTCCTCCACCCAGAGGCCGACATGCCCGAGCTGGGCGCACTGTGTCAGCAGATCGAAAACCAACACGGCAAGCTGGCCATGATCGTGGTGGACACACTCAGCCGAGCCATGTCCGGCGGGGACGAGAACGGGCCAAGCGACATGACAGCCTTCATCAATAACCTCGACGCACTCAGAGACTTCACCGGTGCGCACGTCCTCATCGTTCACCACACAGGCAAAGACGCAGCACAAGGCGCCAGAGGACACAGCAGCCTCAGAGCCGCAACCGACACAGAGATTGAGCTGGAAGTGAACGGCAGCATCCGAACCGCAACGGCGACAAAGCAACGCGACCTGGAACCCAAGAAGCCAATCACCTTCCAGCTCAAAGTACACGAACTCGGCCTCGACGCAGACGGCGACCAAGTCACCACATGCACCATCGAAAAGGCCGACGAGCAAGATGTCGAAGACAGCAAGAAGAAGAAGCCCACAGGCAGAAACCAGATCGCACTGGTGCAGGCGTTCAAACAGATGCGCGACGACGGCATCGGAATGAAGAACCCAGGCGGCGTGGGATGGCCAGAGATCCACACCTACTGGGCCATCGATGAGGCAGACTTTGCAAAGTTCGCGCAGGGCAAACTGGCCGGCGCAAACCCCAGAGCCGGGTACAAACAGGCGCTCGAAGGCCTGCTTTTGAGCGGCTATATGACCCAAAACGAGGGCTATCTGTGGGTGTCGGCAAAAGAGGGTCGTGTATGAGAGATGTAGGAAAACCGGATGTAATAAAATCAACGAGTTACCTTCTGTTTTCCTACAATTCCTACAAATTCCTAAGTAAATCCTACACACGGGCAATTTTGTAGGAGGATTAGGAAAACCCTTTAGGGTTTCCTAATTCCTACAAGCCCCGAAAAGCTGGAGACCAAGATGACTGAGCATAGACCAACCAAACCTCGGAGACAGCGTAGCGCTGATCGTGTCCTGCATCGTGATGTCACGGCGGTGCAGATCAAATGTGACTTCGCACTCGCAGGGTTCGATCGCATGGCCAACGCGATGGATCACAAGTGGGGCATCGATCGGCTCGTCGAGCTGGTGCCGGCAGATGTCGCGGCAAAGTACGGTTCAGCCATGGCCAAGCTCAACCAGGCCATCGATGACCAAGACCCCGACGAAGTCGCAGTCAGAGCATCGGTCTGCATACGCGGAATGCAGGCCATGGATCAGATTGCCACGCAGGCTCACGGAGAGCCGCCTACAGCGCAGGTGTGGGTCGTTGAGGCAGATGGGTATACCTTCGGCCTGATGCGTGATCCTAGGGCCTGGCAGAGAGCGCAGGAGGCCTATCCGAAATTGGAGCTGATCACCGAGCGTGAGATGGTACTGGCCCTCACCATGTACCGACGCAGCATCGCCAAAGAAATGATCGACGCAGCAAAGGCAGCATTCCCTGGTGCAGAAGTCACAGCCGTCAGAAACATGGAGCTGGAAGATGACATTCCTTGGTGAGCATGAGCCAATCATCAAAACAGATACAGCCGTCATCCTCACCACAAGACCTGATGGCGTCTACGTCTGGCAACACGGAACACCAATCGGCAAACTGCCAGCAACCGCATGCCTGAACTTCATCAGGCAAATCCTCAACACAGTGGATCTCAAATGAACAGACTTGAACGCTGGCGCCTAGACAGAGGCCTATCATACGACGACATGCAAAAACGCATGGGCATCAGTACACCAGGCATGATCTGCAAATGGTGCATGCACCCAGATCACACCAGCTACCAAATGCCCGACGAGAACGAACGCATGGTCATCCAGATGATGACACTGGGCGAGATCCCCGCAAACTCTTGGAGTGATGGGCAGTCTGGTGTACACTCAGCAAAACCCAAAGGAGGTCGCAATGGGCGGAAACAATAAAGGCCATTCGGTCAGAGTGACGAAGGCCATCATGGTCGAAGTCGCCGATCGCATGGGCCAGGGCGAGAACCTGCTGAAGATTGTCGAAGACGATCACATGCCGTCATACCGCGCCATCACATCAGCCGTCATGCGTGATGAAGACTTCTTCCGCCTCTACCGCGAAGGACGCGTGCGACAGGCAGAGTGGCACTCAGATCGCATCAACACCTTGGCGACAGAACCACTGCCAACACACCACGCAGATGGTACGCCATGCGATAGCAGGTGGCTTGGCGCTGAGATCCAACGGCGCAAGCTGGAGATCGAAACGCTGCGCTGGACGCTGGCACGGTCACAGCCGCATGGCATCCGAGACAAGCGTGAGGACGCGCCTCAAGCCCAATCGATCACGATCAGCTGGGCAGGCGGCGACACGGCTATCGATGCCAAGACCAGCGATTGACCTATATATCAGTCAGGCTGTCTGCCGGTCTACGCGCGTGTGGATCGGCAGCTTTGGCATATTACATAATACGCCTTATCGGATAATGGAATGCAGCGTTATCAATGGGTTAGCGAATGGCGCATAATCACTCGGCACCCCCCGCCCAGCGTTTCGTTTGTGATGTGCCTCGTTGCCTGGACGCTGTGGCTGCGAGGCATACCCCCCTGCAAATTTCGCAGCAATATCAAAGGCCTACCCGGTCTGGGCTGCCCGAAAATCCTGGCCGCCACCCCCCACCCCCCGCCAAACCGCCCGCCGCTACATATGGCGATATGACGGGTCTACGAAACATCCACATCGTCTGAGGCTGCCATGTCGCCAAAACTACAGAGCATCGTGATCCCTTACGCGCCACGCCCCTTGCAGCGTGAGTTGCATGACAAGATGGACGCCAAAAGGTGGGGGGTTGTTGTGTGCCACCGTCGGTTCGGCAAGACGGTGTGGGCGATCAATCACATTCTGCGGGATGCCATACTGTCGAGGAAGGTGAACCCTCGGTATGCCTACATGGCCCCCACGTATCGGCAGGCGAAGAACGTGGCGTGGGATTATTTGAAGCAGTTTGCTGGTGCGATCCCTGGTGTGAAGTTTCATGAGACGGAATTACGGTGTGACTTGCCCACTGGCGGGCGGATCTCGTTGCTTGGTGCTGAAAATCCGGACAGCTTGCGCGGTATTTACTTGGACGGGTGCGTGATGGACGAGGTTGCGCAGATGCCGGAGAATGTGTTTCCGGAGATCATTCGACCGGCCTTGTCGGACCGGAAGGGTTGGGCGGTGTTTGTCGGCACGCCGAAGGGTCACAATGCGTTCTATGAGCTGTACGAACAGGCGTCGTCCAATCCGGATTGGCTGTGCGTCGTCAACAGGGCCAGCGAGACGGGTGTGTTGGACGAGGAGGAATTGACGGCTGCTCGGCAGACGATGACTGAGGATCAGTATCAGCAGGAGTTTGAGTGCAGTTGGAATGCGAATGTGCCTGGTGCGATTTATGGGAAGGAGTTGGAGGCGGCACAGATGGAGGGTCGTATTTCGGAGGTTCCGTATGATCCGTCCAAGCGGGTTGATACTTGGTGGGATTTGGGGATTGGGGACAGCACGGCGATTTGGTTTACGCAGACGGTTGGTCGTTCGGTGCATGTGATAGATTTTTATGAGGCTCGGGGTGAGGGTTTGCCGCATTATTGTGAGGTGTTGAACAAGCGCAGATATTTGTACGGGACACATAATGCGCCGCATGATATAGAGGTACGGGAGTTGGGCAGCGGGAAGAGTCGCAAGGAAGTGGCTTGGGATCTTGGTTTGAACTTTCGGGTTGTGGCTCGTCTTCCGTTGGAGGATGGGTTGCACGCGGCTCAGATGTTGATTCCGCGGCTGTGGTTTGACCGGGACAAGACGACGGCTGGTTTGGAGGCATTGCGTCAGTATCATCGTGCGTACAATGAGAGGACGCGTAGTTTTCGGGCGTCTCCGGTGCATGATTGGACGAGCCACGCGGCGGATGCGTTTCGGACGTTTGCGGTTGGGTATCGTGAGGCTGGGCCGGTGTTGAGGGCGCCCCAGATTCGGGCGGAGATGGATTATGATCCTTTTGCGGCATGAGGTGAGATGATGGGATTTTTCAGTGATTTGGCCAAGGCTTTTGACAAGGCTTTTGGGGCGCCTGAGAAGTCTACTAACCGGGTTGGTCCGAGTGGTATGACGCCTAGTAGTTTGGCCCCGATGTCTTCGCCTAGGCCTATGCCAAAGCCTAATTTTTCAATGATTGGCGGCGGCGGCAACGGGGGTGATGGCCCGGAGAAACCGACGACACCGACGACGCCGGTTGTTGAGACGCCTGCCACTGAGACGCCTGTGGCCCCTCCGGTTGTTGAGACGCCGACGCCTCCCAGGCCGCCAAAGAAGGTCAATCCGAGTGATATGACTTCGACGGGTCCGTCTGAGGATTTGGCGTTGGAGAGTGCGAACCAGGGTCTTGCCTCGACGATCTTGACGAGTGGTCAGGGGATTGTTGAGGAGGAGCCTGGCTTGCTGCGTGATCCTCGTGTGCTTGGCCGTCGTCGTTCTCTTACTGGCGGAGGGTTGATCCAATGATGGGCAAGATGATTGCTGGTTTGATGGGGAAGAAGTCGAACCAGGTTGCCAAGGGGATGAGTGCGTCGGTGGATGTAGATCCGCTGGAGCGTTTGAACCAGAAGATGGCTGGCCGCATGGAAGGCGGTGCGGTGAAGAAGAAGACTAAGGAGGACCGTGCGCGTATGTCGATGATGCGGTCGATGGGAGGCATGTGATGCAGGTTGATCCGCTGGTTTCCAAGCTAAACCGTCGTTATCAGGATTTGTCGAATGCGCGATCGAATTGGGAGCGGCATTGGCAGGAGCTGGCGGATTACATGTTGCCGCGCAAGGCGGACATCACGAAAAAGCGCACGGAAGGCGACAAGCGCACTGAGTTGATTTATGACGGCACGGCCATTCATGCGGTTGAGATGTTGGCGTCGTCGTTGCATGGGATGCTGACCAGCCCGAGTACGCCGTGGTTTTCGCTGCGGTATCGGAATACTGCGCTGCAGCGGAATGATGCTGCGAATGAATGGCTGGAAGTTTGCATCGACCAGATGTACCAGGCGTTTCACCGCTCGAACTTCCAGCAGGAGGTGCATGAGCTGTATTACGACCTGGTGGTGTTTGGCACTGGTGGCATTTACCTGGATCTGGTTGGCGATGATCTTCGATTTGCCACGCGTCACATTGCCGAGATTTGCATCTCTGAGGATGCGAACGGGGTGGTTGATACGGTTTACCGCAAGTTTAAGATGACGGCGCGTGCGATGGAACAGCAGTTTGGGCCTGGCAATTTGCCGACCGCTGTTGTGAAGGATGCGCAGAACGAGCCGTTCAAGGAGCATGAGATCATTCATGCGGTGTATCCGCGCGGCGACGCACCCGGCAAGGGTTCAAAGCGCAAGCCGATTGCGTCGATTTACTATCACAAGGGTACGAAGGCGCTGTTGTCTGAGGGCGGGTTTGATGACTTCCCGTTCATGGTGCCTCGTTTTGTGAAGGACAGCGTGTCAATCTATGGTCGATCGCCGGCGATGACGGCGCTGCCGGACGTGAAGATGCTGAACAAGATGTCGGAGACGACGATCCGCGCGGCTCAGAAGCAGGTAGATCCGCCGCTGATGGCACCGGATGATGGGTTCATGCTGCCGATCCGCACGACGCCTGGTTCGCTGAATTTCTACCGGGCTGGCACGCGGGATCGTTTGGAGCCGTTGCAGATTGGTGCGAACAACCCGCTGGGCTTGAACATGGAAGAGCAGCGTCGGAATGCGATCCGGCAGGCGTTTTATGTTGACCAGCTGTTGCTGGCGCAGGGGCAGTCAATGACTGCGACCGAGGTACTGCAGAGGAACGAAGAGAAGATGCGGATGCTCGGACCAGTTCTTGGTCGGCTGCAATCCGAACTCCTCCAGCCGCTGATTTCTCGCGCCTTTGCACTACTCCTCCGGAGCGGTCAACTCCCGCCCGCTCCGGAGGAACTCCAGGGCCAGGACATTGACATCGAGTATGTGTCGCCGCTGGCCAAGGCTCAGAAGCTGACGGATCTGCAGTCGATGCTGCGCGGGTTTGAGGTGATGATGCAGGTGGCCGAAATTGCGCCTGTGATGGATTACCTAGATACCGATCGGCTGGTGCAGTACCTGGTTGAGGTTACCGGCATCCCGGCGCGGGTGATCCGCTCGGATGAAGAGGTTGCCCGCATTCGTCGCCAGGCGGCTCAGGCTGCGCAACAACAGCAGCAACAGCAGGCTGTGATGATGGAGAGCGAAGTTGCCAAGAATGTGGCGCCGTTTGTGAAGGCCACGGGCATGATGCCGGGAGCGCAGTGATGAAGCAGATTGAAGATCTGAAGCTGACGTACCGGCGCACGTTCAACACGGAAGACGGCCAGAGGGTTCTGGCTGACATGAAATCGCGGTTCTCGTTTGAGGCCAGCACGTTTATTCCTGGCGACCCCCATTATTCCGCCTTCAAGGAGGGACAGCGAGACGCTGTGCTTTTGGTCGTTAGGATGCTCTCCGAAGGCGGCAACCCGTAAGGAAACACGATGAGCGAAGAGACAATCCAGGGTACTGGATCTCCTGAAGCCACCAGCACGGCAGCACCTGCGCCGGTTGGGTTCCTAGACAGCCTTCCCGAAGATCTGCGCAATGAGCCGAGCTTGCGGCTGTTCAGCGATCCCGCGTCGTTGGCAAAGAGCTATGTGCATGCGCAGCGTATGATTGGCGCGGACAAGATCCCGCTGCCTGGCAAGTCTGCCACGGATGATGAGTGGCGCCAGGTGTATCGTCGCCTGGGCGCACCGGAAGATCCGAAGGCCTATGACATCAAGCTTGGCGCTGATGTGATGGGCGACAATGAGATGCAGGCTTTCCGCGCGGCTGCGCTGGAGGCTGGGCTGAACAATCGGCAGGCCAGCCGCATTGCGCAGTTTATCGAAAGCACTGTGGGCCAAGCGCGTGAGGCGCAAGGCGCCAGTGCCGAGTCGGTTCTGCGTGAGAGCGAACAGGAGCTGCGGCAGGAATGGGGCCAGGCGTTTGACCAGAAGCTTTCTCTGGCCAACCGTGCGGCGACGACGTTCTTGGGCAGCACTGAGCTGTTGGACACGATTGAGTTGGCTGATGGCCGGTTGCTGGGCGACCACCCGGCGATCGTGAAGATGTTCGCTAACCTTGCCAATGAGATTGGCGAGGATCGCTTGCTGGGCGAATCGACCGAGCTGGTGATGACGCCGGCGGATGCTCAACAGAAGATCAGCGAGATTACTAGACAGGGTACCCCATATTGGGATAAGTTTCACCCTGAGCATCGTCAGTATGTCGATGAGGCCCTGCGCCTGAGAGAGTACATGTGATGCGGCGGATAATCTTCGGACCCGCGCGTCAAGCCTGTGAGCCAGGTGGATTGACTGCCCAAGCAGTAAGCACGGTCCTGCAAGGGGCAACCGAGCGTAGCAACCCTGAAACCTTTGTTGGAGTGAAAGACTGATGTCTACTCAAATCACTACGGCATTCGTCAATCAGTTTTCCGCGAACATCCAGATGCTGTCGCAGCAGATGGGTTCGCTGCTGCGCAACGCAGTGGACGTGGAAACTGTGACCGGCGAAAAAGCCTTCTTCGACCAGGTCGGTAGCGCTGCTGCCGTCCAGCGCACCTCGCGTCATGCAGACACCCCCCTGATTGATACGCCGCATTCGCGTCGTATGGTCACCATGTCGGACTACGAATACGCCGACCTGATTGACGATCAGGACAAGGTGCGCCTGCTTGTCGATCCGACCTCGACCTACTCGCGTGCAGCTGCTGCCGCCATGGGTCGTGCAATGGACGACGTGATCATCTCGGCTGCTCTGGGTACTGCCCTGACCGGCAAGGATGGTGGCTCCTCGACCGCTTTTGACACGTCGAACAACCAGATCGCCGCTGGCGCCACTGGTCTGACGCTGGCAAAGCTGATCCAGGCCAAGGAAATCTTGGATGCTGGTGACGTTGATCCGTCGATCCCGCGCTACATCGCGGTCTCGCCGAAGCAGATCTCGAACCTGCTCAACAGCACCACCGTGACTTCCTCGGATTTCAACACCGTCAAGGCTCTGGCGATGGGCGAGATCAACAGCTTCGTTGGTTTCAACTTCATCGTGACGAACCGTCTTGGTGTTGATGGCTCCGCTGCACGTCGCGTCATCGCTTTCGCGATGGACGGCATCAAGCTGGCGATTGGCCGTGAGCCGACCGCACGCATTGATGAGCGTGCTGACAAGTCGTATGCGACCCAGATCTACTATGCGATGACGCTTGGCGCCACCCGCATGGAAGAGAAGAAGGTCGTTGAAGTCCTCTGTGCAGAATAAGGAGACTGAGCAATGGCTACTGTTTACTCTGCGCAGCGCACGAACACCCGTGCAAACCCGACCGTGAAGAATAAGGCCAACGAGCTTGGTGGCCGCGTTCGTATCGCTCACGGCACCTATGAGGCTTCGTCGCTGGCTTCCGGCGACGTGATCGAGCTGTTCGTCCTGCCGGACGGCGCTCGTCTCATCTCGGGCTTCATGGCCAACGACGCGCTTGGCGCTTCCACCACGGTGTCGGTTGGCTACGCCGCCCACACCAACGCGGCTGGCACCGCTGTCTCGGCTGCGGCTGCGGCTTACCTGGCTGCCACCTCGACTTCGTCGGCTGCTAAGACTGCCATCCTCGCAACCCTGGCTCTGGGTTCGGGTTCGGAAGTTGACGCAAACGCCAACGGCATGACCGTGACTGCGACCATGGGCGGTGCCGCTGGCACCGGCACGATCGAAGTGACGATCATGTACTCGGTCGACTGATCCTACTTAGGGGGCGGCACAACCGCCCCCTACCACCATAAGGGGCGCTCCGATGACCAGCACAGTTGATATTGCGAACTACGCGCTCAACATGATCGGAGCATCTAATATCTCCAGCTTTGATGAGAACAGCAAAGCCGGACGCCTGGTCAACCAGCGTTATGCCAATGCGCGTGATGCGGTGTTTCGTTCTCACCCATGGAATTGCCTGATCCGCCGTGCAGAGCTGGCGCAAGAGACGACAGCTCCGGCCTTTGGCTATACCTATCAATATCCGCTGCCGACCGATCCCTACTGCCTGCGCGTGCTGGAGTTTTCGAATGGCGCCTTGTCCTACCCGCAGGACAACATGTTCTCGAACCGAGGCGGCCCGGTGTTTGTCGTAGAGGGGCGTAAGCTTCTTACGGACGAAGGCACGGTTCGGATCAAATATGTCGCGCGTGTCACCGATCCAAATGAATATGATGCAAGCCTGATTGAGACGATCGCGGCGCGGCTGGCCATGGAGATTGCCTACGCGGTCACTGGCTCGACCACTGTCGTGCAGCTTGTCAGCGCAATGTATGATGAAAAGATCCGCGAGGCCCGGTTCGTTGATGCGACCGAGGGTGCGCCCCAGAAGCTGGAAGCCAGCGACTTCATTGAGTCGAGGTTCTAATGGCAAGATCCGCACCAGCCTTTAGCGCCTTCACAGCCGGTGAAATCTCTCCCCGCCTTGAGGGGCAGATTTCGCTTGAGCGG